ATGCAGCAATTGGGAAGCCGTCCGAGGCAGGCCCGATTCAAGGGCTTCTCGGGACCCATTGGCAGCGGGAAGAGCCAGGCGGTCTGCCACGAGGCCATCCGCCTCAGCTATCTGAACCAGGGGCGCCTGGGGTTGCTGGGCGCGCCGACTTATCCGATGTTGCGGGATGCGACGCAGGCGGCGCTGTTCGAGATTCTGGATGGGAACAAGATTCCGTTCGATCACAACAAGGCGGAAAACACAGTGATCATGCGCGACACGCGATCCAAGATCCTGTTCCGGCCCATGGACGAATTCGAGCGGCTGCGCGGCACCAACCTGGCATGGTTCGGCCTCGACGAGCTGACCTACACCCAGGAAGAAGCGTGGCTGCGCCTGGAGGGGCGCCTGCGCGATCCCAAGGCAAGCGCCTGTGCGGCTTTGCGGCGTGGACGCCCAAAGGCTACGACTGGGTCTACCGGAGGTTCATCGGCGAAGCCGGTCCGTGGGTACGAAGCGATTGTCGCCGAGCCGCGCGAGAACCGGCACCTGCTCCAACAGATTCCGGACTATTACGAGCGGCTCAAAGACAGCTACGACGATCGCTTCTATCAACAGGAAGTAAGGGCCTGTACCTGAACCTGGATGCCGCGCTGGTATATGCCTCCTTCGACGCGCAACGAAAATCTTGCGGACTTGAGTTCGATGCGAGTCTGCCGCTGCTTTGGGCGCTGGATTTCAACGTGGATCCGATGAGCTCGCTGGTGGTGCAATTGGTCCGCGGCAAGGTGCGGGTGCTGGATGAAATCGTGCTCCGGCACGCCACCACGCAGGAGCTTGCGAGGAGTTTTTGAAACGGTTTCCAATCGACCCGGCCGGCATCGTGGTCTACGGAGACGCTTCGGGGTTCCAGCAACACACCACCGGGGCCTCGGACTACGACATGATCCGCGAGTACTTCGAGTACCACACGAACATGCCGGTGAAGTACAAGGTGCCGAAATCGAATCCGGGCGTGCGGGAACGGATCAATCTGACCAACTCCGGCTGCGATCGGCGGCCGGCGACATCGGGCTGCTGGTGGACTTCAAGTGCAAGGAACTGATCATGGATTTCGAGCAGGTGTCTTTCAAGGCCGACACCTGCGAGATCGACAAGGACCGGGACCGCTGAGAACGCACCTGTCCGACGCGCTGGGGTATCTGCTCTGGCAGGAATGCAGCCCGCTCCCGGGTGCGGGCGAGCGGAGGGAGCGACTTCTTTTAGATGAATAACATCAACCGGGAACATCCCGAGTACATCGCGCGCAAGGCGATGTGGAAGCAGTACAAAGACCTCTACGCGGGCGGCGAGCAGTTGCGCGCGGACGCCTCGGAATACCTTGTGCGCCGGCACAAAGAGCCGAGCGAGGTCTACCAGGAACGGCTCAGCCGGGTGTTCTACGAGAACTACATCGGGTCGATCGTCGACTGGTACGCGGCGACGCTGATGCGGCGCGAGCCGGTCCTGTCGATCGACGGAACCGACACCGCCGCCAAAAGCTTCTACAGCGCGCTGGCGGACGATTGCGATTTGAAGGGAACCAGCCTGAGCGAGTTTTTCCGCCAACGGTTCATCCAGACCATGGTGTGCGGCGGCAGCTTCATCGTGGTGGACTTTCCGAAGGTCCGGAGGGCGCGGCCCCATTGACGCGGGCGGAAGAGGACGCTTCGGGACGGTCGCGCGCCTACCTGGTGGATTACGGGGCGGATGAGGTCATCAACTGGAACTACGACCCTTCGGGCGGGCTGGAGTGGGCCGTGATCCGCACCTCATGCCTGCAACAATCCAAGGTCACGGATACGAAATGGGAGCGGGAGACGCGGTGGATCTACTACGACCGCGAGAATTTCCAGATGTACCGGAAGGCGGGCGATTCAGCCCCATCGAGCTGATGGACCAGGGGCGGCACGGGCTGGCGTCGCTGCGGCGGGTGCCGGTGTTCCAGATGAAGGTAACGGAGGGGCTGTGGCTGATGAACAAGGCCGCGCTTGCTGCAACTGGAGCACTTCAATAAGTCCAACGCGCTGGCGTGGGCGCTGACCATGGGACCTGTTCGCCACTCCGGTGGTCTATTCGGACCGGGAGTGGACCAGATCGTCGGCGAATCCTATTACATCCAGCTCGGGCCGAACGACCGGTTCGGATGGACGGAGCCGGAGGGCAAGGTCTACCAGATCGCGGCCGACAACCTGGTGTGTTGAAGGACGAAATCTACCGCGTCTGCTACCTGATGATCCAGGCCGGCGACGGCGGGAACGCGCGCCAGTCCGCGATGAGCAAGCAGTTGGACTTCAGCACCACCGCAGGAAGTGCTGCGCGCCTACGGCGACGCCGTGAAGGAGACCCTGCGGCAGGTGTCTAAGGGCCATCGCGGCGGCGCGGCAGGACGGGGTTTCGATCGGCGTCTCGGGGCTGGACGAGTTCGACATCGACGATCTCAGCACGGAGCTGGACGACGCCAAGAAACTGCTGGATCTGGGGATCGGGTCGGAGACGTTGAAAAAGCAGGTTTTCAAGAAACTGGCCCTCAAGTACCTGAGCGATGCGCGGCAGGAAGTCAAGAACCAGGTGGCGGAGGAGATCGAACAGCAATTTCTTAGGAGGCCTATGGAAGGAATCGGACATTCAAGCGATCGTGCGGCAAGCGGTCGAGGAATTCGTCGACCAGACGAGCAGTCAAGAATGAGCCGGCTTACAAGGCGGAACTGCAGGAAGAGCGCAAGCGGCGGGAACAACTGGAGCGCCGGCTGAACGAGTTGGTGGCGGAGAACAAGCGCAGCCGCCAGATGGCGGCGGAAGCGGAGCGCAGCTCGGCCGTGAGAGCGGAACTGCAGCGGCTGGGCGTGGCCAAGATCGATCTGGCGTTCAAGGCGGTGCAGGACGGGATCGTGCGGACCGAGGACGGGCGGCTGGTGGCCCGGAGCGACGCGGCGAAACGCCGTTGAAGGAACACCTGGCGGCGTTCGTGAACGAGAATCCGGAGTTTCTGCCGGCTCGGATTGCCGGGGGAACCGGGATGACCGCGACCTTGAAGGCGCCGGTCAACGGGCAGAGAAGCGGTGAGCATCGAACAGATCCGCCCGGGTATGAGCGCGGAAGAGATGCAGCGGGTACGAGAGGAGATCGTGCGCGTGGCGTCGCAGACCCTTCGGGGCCTGTAGCAACCGGCCCAATCACAAGCGGCCGGCAAGAACAATCAACTCAAGGAGAACGAATGGGAGCAATTACATCAACAACGTCGCAAGCGCGATTGTGAAGCTGGTGGCGGCGGATGCATTGCCGGTGCTGGTCGGGAACCTCGTCATGGGGAACCTGGTGAATCGCGACTACGAGCCGGTGCTGGCGAATGCCGGCGACACGGTAAACGTACCGATTCCGCCGACGATGGTGGCGAACAACATCCTCGAGGGCGGGCGGTGCAGACGCAGAACCCGAGTCTGGGGAACGCGCAGATCGTGCTGAATACGCACGTGGAAGCGACGTTCCAGATTCCGGACGTGACCAAGGTGCTGGCGGTGCCGGACCTGCTGAAGATCTACATGCAGCCGGCGGTGGCCGCCATCGCGAGAAGGTCGAGAGCGACCTTCTGAACCTGTACGCCAGTTTCACGACCAACACGCCGGTGGGCACGGCGGCGACGGCCGATCACGGAAGCGGTGATCGACGCGGCGGAAACGGCGCTGTTCCTGGCGAAGATTCCGCCGACAAGAGCAGAAGTTCATGGTGGTGGACGCGGCGGCGTACTCGGCCTGGCGGCAGATTCCGCGCTTCAGCGAGTTCCAGACGGCGGGCGACGCGGGCCTGCACGCGCTGATCGAAGGCACCGTGGGGAAGATCAAGGACTTCTTCGTCTTCCGCTCGCAGTTCGTGACAGAAGACGGGCACGAGCCACGGTGACCACGCACAACCTGGCGTTCACGCGCGACGCCCTCGGCCTGGTGATCCGGCGGCTGCCGCAGCCGCTGCCGGGACCGGCGCGGTCGCGGAGTATGCGGAGTTGGGCAACTTCGGCATGCGGGTGGTGATGAGCTACCAGCCGAATACGCTGGCGCAGCAATTCACGGTGGACGTGCTGTACGGCTGCGGCGTGCTGCGCAACGCCGTCGGGCGTGCAGGTCAACACGTAGCAAGGAAGCGTCCTTCAAGTATCCGTACCCAATCGTGGTGAGTGTGGAAACGGGAGACGGCGGCAAGACCGGGGTGCTGACCGAGGTGACGGCCGCGATTGCGGCCCGAATGGTTGTGGACGGGACGGCAATAGAGGCTTCGGAAGACCAGGCCACGGAATACCGCGGGCTGCAAGCGGAGGAGCGGCGGCTGGCCCAGGAGGCAGCCGAGGCGGCCAAGGTGCAAGTCGCGGTGGTCACGAGCGACGACTTCAGGCGGCTCAAGGGCGGCAAGGCCGGAAAGGCGTAGGCAGATCACATGGCTCTGTTCACAGACGGTCCCGTTTCGAGCATCGAAGATCTGACGGCACAAGACTCTCAGCTCCAGAACGTGGCGAACGTCGAGGGGATCGACGTGACGCAGAAGCTGGCGCTGGCCCAGGAACAACTGGCTCTCGAACTCACCACGTTGGCGGACAGGATGAGCTTCGTGAACCAGTGGTCCTGGCTGGCGCCACGGCCATCACTCAAAGCCGTGGTCGTAACGCCAGCGCTCAAATTGTGGCACACATTCCGCGCGCTGGAGCTTGTGTATGCGGATGCGTTTGCCAGCCAATTGAACGACCGGTACGCCGCGCGGCGCGATCAATTTCACGAGCAGGCCAAGCAAGCCTGCGATCAGCTGGCGGCAGCCGGAATCGGCATTGCCTGGACGCCCGTGCCGCGGGCAGCGGCGCCCAGCGTGGTAGCCGCGGCCGGCAACCTGCCGGACAACACTTACTACGTCACGATGACGTGGACGAACTCCACTAACGAAGAAGGCGCGCCAGCCGCCACTTCAGCCATCACCACTTCCGAGAGCACACTGCTGGTGGAACCGGTGGCGCCGCCGGCGAACGCCACGGGGTGGAACGTCTACGTCGGGACCGATCCGGACGGGCTGGAGTTGCAGAACGGCTCGCCGATCGCGGTGGGCCAGACCTGGCTGCAACCGGGGACGGTAACGACGGGCGGCCGGGGACCGGGGCGCGGACAATCGCCCAGTTGCCTGAGGCCGGCGCCGAGGGTAATCCAGAGGGGCTGATGGCGACAACAATTGGAAGCGAGATTTCGGCCAAAGTGCTGCAACTGATCACCGGCCCAACGGGCGTAAACTCGGTCCTGGCCACGCTCACGCAGGGCAGCGTGGCGGCGCCGGGCCAAATCAGCCTGGCGCAAGTGCGCTCGCAGAACGTAGCGCCGGACGTGGCGGACCAAAGCAACACCATACAGTACCCATCGTTGAATGTGTACTGCGAGAAGATCATCAACAGCCTGGCGGAGAAGTTTCGCAGTTTTTCCGGCACCGTCCAGATGGCAATTGAACTCCGGCACTCGCAGGACCGGCTGGACGGACTGCAAGACAACCTGGAACTCTACGCCGACGCGGTGATGCAGGTTCTGGCGGCCAATCGCGGCGATTGGGGCAACGGCGATTTTTACGCCGGCGAATACCAGGCAGCGTTCGGAGCCGTGAAGCATGGCGGCAAGAATTTCATTCAGATAGCCAAAATCACCTTTGAGATGGGAGTGAGTAAGAATTGATATGGCCTACATTTCCTCTAACGCGAACCGATTCTACACGGCGCTGGAAAGCGCGTATGGACAGGCGCCAACGATCACGGCCGGCAACCGGATACCGGCGGTCAAGCTGACCGTCCAGCAGCAACTGGAGGTAGCCAGCCGCAGAGACAAGACCGGCAGCCGCATGTTTGCGGGCCTTCCGGCGGGCGGGAGGCGGCGCACCAATTTCGAGTTGCAGACCTACCTGACCTCCTGGCAAAACAGCGGCGGCGGGCCGGGCTACGGGCCTTTGTTCCAGGCCGCGCTGGGAGGAACGCCGCTGATGTTCGCGGGCGGCTCAGTGGCTTCCAGTACGGCGGCCGGGCGGCTGGGATTCGCGGCGGCGCATGGGTTGAGCGCGGGGCAGGCCGTGGCGTGCAACGGCGAGATCCGCTTCGTGGCGGCGATCGTGGATGCGCAGAACGCGCAACTGAACGCGCCATTCACAACGCTACCGGCGGCCGGCGCTACAGTATCGGCGACCATCACCTATGTGCCGGCGAGCGAATTGCCCAGCGTGGGGATTTTCGATTACTGGAGTCCGGCGACGGCGGTGCAGCGGCTGCTGTGCGGCGCGGCGGTGGACCAACTGGAAATCGACGTGAATGGCAATTACCACGAATTCCAATTCACGGGAGTGGCGCAGGACGTGGTGGACAGCAGCAGCCTGGGGTCAGGGACGGGAGTCGCGCAGGCGCTCACGAGTTTCCCGGTGGAGCCGGCGCTGGGTTCGTACGACTACTCGATCGTGCCCGGAAACCTGGGAGAGGCTTGGTTGGGCACGTCGGCAGCGCAGTTTTTCACTGTCACCAAGGCTTCCATCGTGTTGAAGAACGATCTGGACGCGCGCATGAACGAGTTTGGCTCCAGCCTGCCTCAAGCCATCGCGCCGGGACAGCGCACGGTGACGGCAACATTCGAGCTTTACGGCCAGGATGACAGCAACACGACAGCTCTGTATCAGGCGGCGCGGCAGCAATCGCCCATCAGCGTGATGTTCCAGTTGGGCGATGCGGCGGGACATCTCATGGGGGTCTACCTGCAGAGCGTGATCCCGGTGGTGCCGGAATTCGACGACAGCAAGAACCAGCTGCAGTGGAAATTCCGGCCGTCGCGGGCGCAGGGAACGGTAGACAACGAAATCGCCGTGGCGTTCGGATAGCGACATGAACTACGAAAGCGTTTCGGTGGTGGAATCGCGAGTAGCGGCCGGCGTGTCTTACACGGTGGCCAGAATGTCGTTCGGCAGGCGCACGGAGCTGATGCGGCGGGTTCGGGAACTGGCGGGCCGCATGGAGTTTTTGGAGGCCGGCCAGGAACCCGACGAGAAGATGGACGCGGCACTGCTGCGGGTGGAAATCAATCGCCTGTATCTCACCTGGGGCTTGCGGGCGATATCCGGGCTGCGACTGGATGGTGTTGAAGCGACCCCGGAATTGCTGACCGAAACCGGTCCCGAAAACCTGTTCCTGGAAGCGCTGGCGGCAGTGAGAGCGGAGACTGGCCTCAGCGAAGCCGAACGAAAAAACTGATCGTCGCCTTTCATTTTCAATTGTCCAACCAGGCCGGTTGGAAGTGCGACACCTGCCGGAAATCCGGCCTGGAAAAGAAGCGGAACTGCGGATGGCTTGCGGGCGCCGAACGAAAGCCAGCAACGCCGGTATGGGCGCGCAAGCACATGGTGCTGGAAACGTGTCCGAAGTCGACGGTCACGGCGGAGAGCGAGAGCCTGGTGGAAGAGTTCCTGGTGCGGCGACGCCTGCGATCTCTGGACTGGGAAGGGCTGAGCGCGCGGCAGGTGGAGGCATTCGTCATTTTGGAAAAGGCGCTTGCGGCGGAGATGAAAGATGGCCAGCACAACACAAGACACACTCTATGATGCTTTCTCGAATGCAGCCGGCAGCCAGGCGGAAGTCTTGGAACCGATCGCCAACGCCAGCGACGAGCTGGCGGAATCGCTCGCGAGCGTAACGGGGCAAACGAGCGGGAGTTTGCCGCAGGCTGCCGCGGCGACCAGTACGAGCGCGCCACAAAGCGCGGCGAGCGAGACGCTATCCATCGCCACGACGGTGTTAGAGAGCGGGCTCGGGCTGATCCCGCTGGTGACCGGGTTGATCGGGCTCTTCACCGGCGGAGACAGCGCGCCCGCCAAGCTGACCAAATACGCGATGCCGGACAAGATCGACTTCGAGGGCGCGGACACCGGCAACGCGACGTGAGCGACGCCGATTACGACCAGATGGGCATGCCGAGGGCGTACGAGCGCGGCGCCGGGGACGACGACGCCGGCAGCCACCGGCTCTGTCGCCGGCAGCACAAACGGGGTGCGGGAACGCGCGGCGGGGCGGCTGGATCACCGTCGCAATGGTTCAATGGACCACAGCAACGACATCGCGCAAGCGGTTCGCAACGCGATGTTGAATTGAGCTCGATCAACGACGTGGTGAACGACCTCTGACATGTCCACCTTTCCCAAGCTGAAGACCAACGCGGTGGCGCAGTATCCGGCGACCAGGGCGCCGGTACCAGAACCAGGCGCTGCGGTTCGTGGAGGGAGTGGAACAACGCTACCGGGATTCGGCCGGGCCGCTGCACCGCTGGGAAATCCGCTGGACGCGCTGGACGAAAGCGAAATGGCGGCGCTCGAGCAATTCTTCTTCGACAACCAGGGTCAGTTCGGAAACTTCGCGTTCACCGATCCGTGGGATGGGACTCAATACGCCGATTGCAGCCTGGCGAGCGACGAACTGGATCTGACCGGCATGGCGGAAATGCAGCGGCAACACCTCGCTGACCGTGATCGAGAACCGGGGATAACAACATGCTGGTATACCCACAACTCGCCACCGGAGCATTCGAGCCAGTTTCCGATTCAAAAACGATGCCGTTTAGCGGACGGTGGTGAATACGGCGGCTGGATGGAAGGCGCGATCAAGCTGGCCGATCCGGGAGCGCTGAAACCGGAATGGCAGTTGGCAGTACGCGGGTTTGACGATGGCGAACTGCCGCCTTGCAGCAGTTCTTCGCGGCGGCGGAGGGAACGCTCAACGGTTTCACTTTCCTGGATCCAACCGGCAACCTTTTCGCCTGGAGCGACCAGTTGGACAATGTCGGCATGGGACCTCGGCCTTTCCTCACCAAAACCGGAGGCGTGGCGGACCCGGCGGGCGGGACTAACCGCATGGCGCCTCACCGATTCCGGCGCCGGCGCGCAGAAGCATCACCCAGACGCTGTCCGCGCCGGCGGGGATACCTGATCTGCTTCAGCGTATGGGTGCGGTCGCCGCAACCACAGCGACGACCCTGCTGCACGGAAGCGAATCGCATCAATCGAAACCTGGGAACGGACTGGAGCCGCATCACGCGACAGCCAGCGGCGACCACAGTCGGCGGAATCGATCGCTTTGGGTGGAGGTGCCGGCAGGAGAGTCGGCGGATGTATTCGGGCATGCAAGTCGAGCCGCAGGCCGGCGCGTCGCTGTACAAAGCAAGCACCACGGGCGGCGTTTATGAGGCGCGCGCTTCCGCGACGACGTCCTGACCATAACCACAACCGGCGTAAACTGCCATTCCGCCACGGTGAACATCATTTATGCAAACCATCTCTGATCTGAAAGAACAGGCGGTCACGGATACGCCGCTTCTGATCTTCGACTGCGTGCTCTCCAACGGCCAGACGGAACTGGAGCACGCACCAGGTGACGGTGGGCGGAAACGACATACCAGGCGCGAGTTCTTCAGCACAGCGCCTTCGACATCCAGACGGCCTCCGACCAGGGCATAGACGGCAGCCCGCGAATCTCGATTGTGCTGGCCAACGCCGACTCGCACTTTTCGGAAATCGAGCGCGCGACTGGATGGAAGGGCGCGGCGCTGACCGTGAGGATTCCTCTTTTACGATTTGCGAAACGACGTTCCGCTGACGGCGACACGGTGGTGTTTCAGGGAATCTGCAACCCGCCGGACCAGATCAAGCAATCGACATTCCGCCTGACGGCCATCAACCGCATGAACCTGCAACGGCTGATGCTGCCGGAGATCCGCATCCAACGGAGATGCCCGTGGCAGTTTCCGGCGACGCCGGATCAGATGACGGAAGCCATCGACGGCGGCGCCAACGGCAAGTATTCGCTCTATTACCGTTGCGGCTATTCCGCCGGGCTCGCTGGGGGAACGGGCAATCTGAATGGCGGCGGTGCCGTTCACGACGTGCGGGTACACGCGCCGGACTGCCAGGCGCGAGGAATGTTCACGCGGTTCGGCGGGCTCGAGTACCTTCCTCCGGCGATCGCGGTGCGCGGTTACGGAAAAGACTGGACGACCTCGGCCGTCTCGGACAACCAGGCGGAATACAACGACTACGTTCCGATGGTGTACGGCACGGCCTGGTGGGAGCCGCTGGTGGTTTTTGCGCGCAACGACGGCAACCTCACCCGCATGGAGGCGCTGCTGGGAGTCGGCGAGATGCAAGGGCGTGCTGACGGTGCTGGTGAGCGGCGTCGAGATTCCATAGGAGTTTCCGGCAGAACATGACCGGCTCGGGCTGGTACAACGTGCAGACGCTGGGGACGCGCGACGGCGCTTGCGACTACAACTTTCTGGACGCCAGCGGGAATCCGGCCGGAGACCCGTACGGCAGCATGGCGTACCTTTCCGTGGTGGTTCCCAACCAGCTGAACAACGGGAACTCGCTGCCCACGGTGACGGTGCTGGCGCAGGGTCTGAAGGTGCCGATCTATGACGGCGGACGGGACATATATCAGCGACCAGTTCTCCAGCAACCCGGCATGGATCCTGCTGGACGTTCTGCGGCGAGCGGATGGGCCGCATCGGAAATCGACATCACCAGCTTCGCGGCTAGGCCGCGGCATATTGCGATGAACCGATCAACTCGACGGACCTGAACGGCAACCCGATTTCGCTGCCGCGGTTTCAGTGCAACCTGGTGCTTACAGAACCGGCGCAGCGGCGGGCGACGTGGTCCGCGGCGTCCGCAATGCCGCGCGGCTTTACCTCACCTATGGACCGGGAGGGGTGCTTGCAGTTGCAGGTGGAGAACACGGCGGCGCTGCAGCAGCCTGCCAAGCCGGACTGCTCGAACAGCACAGAGCCGCTGAATGGAGGCTGGCCGGCATACGAATTCGGGGACGGCAGCACCGGGTTTTCCGGCATTCTACGGAAGGCGAACGGCGAGCCGAGCGTGACGCTGACCTCGCGCAGCATCGCCGATACTCCGAACCGCATGACGGTGGAGTTTCAGGATTCGCTCAACGGCTACCAGCAGGACAGCTACGAGATGGTGGACCCGGACGACGTCGCGCTGGTGGGACAGGAGGTTTCCTCGACACTGATGGCGGTGGGGCTGCCGCATTACGACCAGGCGGCGCGGATTCTGAAGTTCAATCTCGACAAGTCGATTCGCGGGAATACCTACATCGCAGTTCGAGACCAGCGTAAAAGCCTGTTCGGATCGCGGCCGGGCGACTTGATTACACGGTGACATACCTGAAGGAAGGACTTGAACCGCCAGCCGCTGCGGGTTCTGAAGATCTCACCGGCCACCAACTACCGGACGACCACCATCACCGCGCAGATCCACGACGACGCGTGGTACTCCGACACAAACGGCCAGGTGACTTCGGGATCGGGCACTAACCAAGGGGGCAGCTACGCAGTGGGCGTGCCGCGGCCCCTAGTGGGCAGCGTGCTGGATGCCAACGGCAACATTCAATTTGGGATGGAGGAGACGGCGACCACGAATAGCGATGGCACGATAGAGTCGAGCGTGACGGTCAGCTTCGTACCTCCGTCCATCGCTGTGGGCGCCGGACCTGGGATGCCGCTCTTGGATCTTTCGCCGACGGTTGGCAGCGGCGGAACGCTGCAGGGCGGGCAGACGCTGTACTATGCCGTGTCCGGCGAGGACAGCGCGGGCGATGAAAGCCCGCTTTCGTTCCTGGTGAGCGCGGCACTGGTGAACAACAGCAGTTCCGTGACTCTGACCGCCCTGAGCTTTGCCTCGGGGACGGCCGCTTTCAATGTGTACCGGGGCAGCACGCCGGCGCTGATGTACCGAATCGCCTCGAACCAGCCGCTGGCGGCGCAGTTTACCGATACGGGTCTTGCCGATCAATTGATCGCGCCGCCCGATGCGAATTTCGATCACGCCACTTTTTACTGGCGGTCGGAACTGCAGCCGGAAATTGCGGTGACCGCACAGACGCCTGCCTCGGTGGCAAACGGAACGCTGGAGATGGCGGTGAATGGTTACGTCGGGATGACGGCGCGGATCACCCGCGGCAAAGGCCGAGGACAGGAGTGCACGATAACGGCGAACAGCGCGACGAGCTTGACGGTTTCCCCGCCATGGACCATCGTGCCGGACGCAACCAGTTTCTTTACGGTGGCCGAGGCGGGGTGGCATTTCGGCGCGGTGACCCAGAGCAGCCCAGTGCAGTTTGCGATTCCCAACCGGTCGGGCGAAATGCTACAGATTACGGGGCGGTCGGCCAACGTCAACAACGTAGAGTGCCCACCGGGTCTCTGCCCGGTAACGCGCTGGACCATTGGAGGCTCGGGCGGAGCCGATACGCAGGTGCCGCCGCAGCCGTTTTTTGGTATGGGTCCCGGAATGGCCGGCGGCACCGCGGTACTGAGCGGCGTTTCATTCACGGAGCTGACGAACACGAGCTCGGTGTCTTCGGGCACGCTGACGTTATACTGCTGGAACGAACTACTAGGCACGCCCACGACGCTGCTGGCAGGCGCCATGGGAGCGGGTGACCAGACGCTGACCTTGGGGGCGGCTGGCCCGGGTATCACTGGGAGCACTCTGCAGATCGACAGCGAAATCCTTCGAGTGACGGCGGTGGCGAACGGCGGCACGCTGTATAGCGTGACGAGGGGGATCGACGGCACCACGGCGGCCACGCACGCGGCGGCGGCGGCGGTTTACCACTTGGCCAGCCAGACAGTGATCGCACCATTTCCCGCTGACTTTTTTGGCAGCCCCTATTGCGGGAACTGGAGCTATCCGGTGGCGCTGCCGGATGTACGCGTGGCAAGCGCGGAGTTGTTTGTGACCAACGACGTAGGGAACAGTACGACAGCCGGGATCAACTTGACTCACAACGACGACAACGGGTTGCGCACGCTTTCGGGCGGGCAGTATTCGATCCAGGTGGATGGATACCTGGCGGTGGAACAGTGCGTGGCGCCGCCGATTGTGCTGGAAGCGTCGCACTCCGTGCGTGACATATACGCCGTTCTGGGGACAGCGGCGGACGCGGTGGTTCAAGTGCAAGTGAACGTCAACGGTGTCTTGTACTGCGCGCTGACGTTTCAGCCCGGCGCGACGCTCTCCAGCAGCGTCAATGGCAACACGCTGCCTCCGCTAACCATGGGAGCACAGTTGACGGCGGCGGTCACGTCGGTGGGGCAGACGAATCCGGGCGCCAATCTCACGGTGCTGATCCGACTCTAATGGCAGAACAATTGACCAAGCTGCGGCCCGACCGGGACCTACAATGCTACTTCCAGCAGCCGACGGCGGCGGCTGCGCTCAGCCAGACCAGTGCGAACGGATTGACCGTGTCGGGCAGTTGGCGACAGCAATTCGACTGGGCGGTGATGGAATGGAACCGCGACAACGTGTTTGAGCATCCCACCCTGCGCAATCTTCCGGACGGGGATTTGAGCGGCGTTCAGCTCAGCTACCAGGAAGCGCGCACGAACTGCATTCCACTGGACTCCACGCTCTACCCAACGGTGGAATGGCCTTATCTGCGAATCTGGACGGAAACCAACGGCGCCGATACGCTCTACGACGTGCCGTTGATGAACTATGCGACGGTTTCGGACGGGGGCTACACGCAGGCGACCGTGCAATTCATCCTACAGGGCGTGGCGACCGCCGGAGATTACATCGAACTGGCATGGCTGGACCAACATTACAACTACTGCCTGGTAGGCGGCGACACGCTGCAAAGCGCGGCGAGCGCGTTGGCCGGAGCCATAACCCAGTTTGGAAACGGCAGCGTGACAGCGGCCGCCAGCGGAGCGCAGATCACGCTCACTTACACGGCAAGTGCCGGCGAAAATGCCAATCGGATCGGGGTTTATGGCACGGTTCATGGCGCCGGGTCGGAAACGTGGTCACCTGTATCGGCGACGTTCAGCGGCGGGGCGTCGCCCCTTCGGTGGCAAGTCCACCTGAATTTCAGCGCGCTCACAGGCTACATCGACCCGGACCGCACGACATTAGTGCAGGTTCCGACCACCAGCGTGCGAAAGATGCGTTGGACATGGGCAGCAGACATGCAGCCGGGAAATTTCGAGCGGAGTGAATATTCCGTGGTGGTCACCGACTGGACGGTGACTGGAAACGACCTTGTGTATCAGGTAGCGGGCGCGGGGAGCCAGCGGATCGAAGACAACGCCACGGTGATCACCTATTCGCCGCTGAACGAATGGACGCAGGGGTCAGGCAACTACTCGGGCGGCTCGATCCATTGGACGACAACGCCCGGGGCTTCACTCACCTGCTGCTACACGGCCGGGGCGAGCCACACTCTTTACCTGGGTACGCGGCGCATCAATGCCGGCGGGCAGGTGTCGGTGCAAGTGGACGGCGGCGCTCCGCAGACTGCGGTGCTGGCGCTCCCGGGCGAAGACGTGCTGGTGCGCATCTCGCTGGGCCGGTTTGCCGGGCGGACTCAACACACCGTCACGATCACGCATTGCGGAGCCGCTGGCTCGTATTTCTACTTTGATTTTTTGGAGCTGGCGCTGCCCACGAGCATCTTGCCGACCTTCGGCACCATTCCGACGACAACCCTCGCCACCGACTGGGATACGAACCACTCGATCGCACTCGCGCCGGAGCGCACGGCGTGGCTGATCGACACACTGGGATTCCACGGCCGCGCCAATCACTACGCGGGGGCCTTGTGGTTTTACGAGCTGTGCAACCCGACGCAGCAATATGCTTCGGGCGCGATCACGTTCGCGGGCAATCCGGAGTTCGGGCAGACGACGACGGTCAACCTGGGACCTACCGTGCTTCAGCACGTGAACCTGATCGGCGACACGGCGGCGAGCATGGCGCTGTGTTTCGCGCTGCTGATCAACGCAGGCTCAACGGGGGCGTGGGCAAGCGCAGCGGGCAGCAGCTTGACGATCGTCTCGCGCTCCATCGGAAGCGCGGGCAACGGCATGGCAATTTCGGCGGCGCCCAGCAATTCCCAGAACAATACTATGCCGCTCGAGGCGCAATCGAGCGGGCCGCTGGCAGGCGGCAATGACGGCAAATGGCTGACGGACCTGACGGTGGTTCCGCGAATCAACCGTGCGGCGCGCGATTGGAACGGCGCGTTCTTCCAGGCATTGAAAGGGTATGGAATCGACGTGGCGACGTCGTTCAGCATGGAATTGCAGAATGGCGACGACAGCACGCAGGCGGGCATTGCACAGCGATACCCGAACGGGGACGCGGCCTGGCTGAACACGCCTGCGTTGCAGACCAACTTCAGCCCGGCCAGCACGGCGTTCTGGCGGCAGGTCTACTTGGATATGGCGGACCTGATGGCGAACGCCGGCGTGGTGCCTTACCTGCAATTCGGCGAAGTCGAGTGGTGGTACTTTCCGGGCCCGTCGGCCACGACGGTTACCGAACCCGGCATGCCGTTTTATGATGCCTACACCACGTCGACGTTTCAATCGACATACGGGCGGGCCATGACGGTGATCCCGAACCAGTACGCGGACCCGGCATCGCTAACCCAGGAGTGCGCGTTTCTGCCGGCGCTGATCGGCACGTTCACACAGACAATTCGGGGCTTTGTGCGGCAGACGCACGCGAACGTGCGGTTCGAGGTTCTGTATCCGCCGGACGTCAACAACACGGCGCTGAATCAACTGGTAAATTTTCCGAAAGGCGACTGGACCCCGGCGAATCTGAATTGCCTGAAGACGGAAAACTTCACCTACACGGGGGATCGGGACTTAAACGCAGCGTCGCAGTCGATTCAGTTGCCGGCGCAAGTCGGGTTTGCGTGCTCGCAGAGCAGCCACCTGGTGGGCATCGGCGATCCCACCACGCCGTGGCAGAAGGAACAGCGGATGGCGCTGGGCGCGAGTCTGGAATCAGTGGTGCTGTTTGCGCTGGACCAGTTCTGCCTGATCGGTTACTCTCTGCCACTGGAGCAGAGCCAGCGCGCGGCACGCTTCATGGGGCGGTAG